TAAACACACCAGTATTTCGCATAACCTTCATGGTTAACACATAACGGATCGCATCAATACAGTGATTTGAACTATCGATGGGTTCGTCCAGGTTATTACCGTTCTTATCTGTCTTCCAAGAATATGTTTGTAGTTCATTTAATAAGTTCTTTGAATTAACATGAACATAAAATTCTGACCTCTTAATCATATCTATTCCCGAAAGGATTGTATCCTTCTTCACACTTTTTGCATTTATGCCTGCCCTTGATAACTCTGTTATTCCTGCAGGATTTGCACTATCACAAATAAAATCATCAGTTAAATTAATACCTAAGTCTTTTATTTTATAAATTAAATCAGGGGTGGTTGTATTCTTTAAGTATAATAGTTCTTCACAATAAATTGAATTACCGTTTTTATAAACTGCAATTAATGTTGTGGGGTCATTATACCCAAAGTCAATTCCATATGATACTAACTTTGTTCCTGGTGGTAATTCACTATAAGTCTTATGATGTGTAAAGACTGCACGAGTGGGATTTCCTCTTTGTCCCTCACCAAATACCCTCCATAAATTTCCATCACCTGTTGTCTTTAACTTTTCAATTTCATCAATTAAAGATTGGGACAAGAATGGATTGTCTTTATATGTTGTTATTGTATAGAATACATCAGGTTGTCCTTCTAGATCATACAACCATGATTGCCATAAAGAGGGGTTGAAATCAATTGTTATTCTTCCTGAGGTTCTTAGTGCCAACTGAACATATTCATCATAACTAATCTCAGTTCCTTCATTGAGAAATAAGTAATCTCTTTTCCTACCTCTTAGTTTTGTTTCATCATCACAAGAAAACCATTCTATGGTATTTGTTCCTAGTTCATAATACCCATCAACTGAATGCCATTTGTTTGCATCATATACATCAAACTTAATTAAGATTTCTTTTAAGTCTCTTAATATACTTCCCTTCAATGAGGGTAATGTTTTTCTTACTAATGATAATACTTTATTTTCTTCTTGTAATAATTTGTATACCCAGTAGATTAAGATGTTATAAGTTTTACTTGCACGACTGGATCCTTGGAATATACAGATACGATTATCTTGTGATATTAAATCTTGAAATACTTTTGTTGTCTGTATTTTTATTCCCATTATTATTTTTGTGTAGCCGTTATAATTTCAATTTGTATTTTATTATTAAGACTTTCATCATTAGTAGTTATGTCTACTTGTTCTTTTACTTTACCATATCCTCTGTCTAATAATAATTGTGCCGCTTTTACATCACCTAGTGTTGCCTTCTTTCTCATGGCCTCAAGAATTTTTTGTGCCTGAGTTTTACCTTCTTCAGTTTCACCTAATACTTCTGCAAGTAGTTCATCTAACTTTGGTAATTTTTTTGGTCTGCCAGGTCCACCTTTATGTCCCTTCTTATATGGTATTAAACCACTTGTATTTCGTTTTGATTTTTTATTATCGTCGCTCATTTTCAACTCATTTTTTTCTTTCTTCATAACCAGTCAAAACATTGGATAGATGTTGAATTCTTTGTTTCAATCTAACCCAACCATCACCAAAATAATTGTCAGGAAATTGTTCTGTAAAATTTTGATTATGAAAGTTTATTACCCAATTTTTTTCTTCAATAGTTTTGTCTCTAGATATAAAATAGGCATTACATCTTTCTATATCTTCTCTTGTATATGGAGGAGGGATTGGATCGTTAATTTCGTTTACTCCATTAACATTTATTACCTTTGGTTTCGGTGCTTGATTGACCGGTTGTTTGCATCCACAGCCCATTACTTTAAATATTTATTTCTACGTTTTATTAGTTCTTTACGAACTTTATTAATGTCTCTTGAAACACTATTAAGTGGGATAGTGGTTCTTTTACTTAAGTTTGATACTGAACAATTTTCTTCAATAAACAATTTGAATAGTTTTTTATAATACCATTCCATTGAGTTCAATTCATTTTCAACCCATTCTAAATTGATTGGATCTTCAAGGTAATCAATATCAGGTGTTTGAATATTATTATTGAATTCAGTAAACTTATACTTGTTATAAGTATAATAGTAAGCCGATGACTTCGAATAATAATTGTTTTGCACTATCCTTGTAAAGAAATATAACTTTTCATCATCAGGCACTTTAAGTGTTTTTTTATTATTAATGAATTGTTCAATACATATTTGGCATAAGTCAGTAGGGTCTTCAAGTTTGGAAACCCTCTTACATATTTTTTGAAGTTCGGTATGATTATCAGTGATCCACTTATTTATCATTAATTATAAATACTTTGGATTTTTTGAAAAGTCATAATATTTATTATTATGAGTGATACTAAGGTTTGTTCAGAATGTAATGTTAAAAAAGATTATTTGGAATTTAATTTAAATGGTCGTAATGGTTATAGAAATAAAAGGTGTAAACAATGTGTTAAATCATTGAAGGCAGGTATTCCAATTATTAAACTTAAAACATGTAAGGCTTGTTTAATTGAAAGACCTTTTAGTGATTATGATAAAAGTAAAGATTGGCCTGATGGATATCAGAGTAGATGCAAGATCTGTAAAAAGAATAAAATAAAAATTGTGTTTGCGAGTGATGGTAAGTGGGCAAAGAAGAATAAAATTAAAACACATTATCGTGGATTGGTTATAACAAATCCGTTGAAACAAGATTATGTGGATACATTCATTTATTTGAGGGATGCAGGATATAATTTAAAAGAAGATATACATATTCAATTTTGTGAGAAGTATGGATTAACTCCTAATACTCCGAAGAAAGTATTTAGAAATACTTATAATCAAAAAGATTGTGGATTGATTTAATTTTTTTTTTATATTAATATTCGGTAAATAATAATATTTTTTATATTTAAATTATTGGAGGGTTGATTTCTTACTTTATGTGTTAAGCTCCCATTATCTTAATTATTTGTTCATCAACCCTCCTTTTTTTATTAGTCTTTTACAAAAGTTCCATTCGACATTTTACCTTTTCTTTTTGCAATAACTTGATATGCATCATTGATACATGTTTCAATTTTTGTTCCAGATAATTGTGCAAGGTTTGTTAATACAACAACAATATCTCCAATTGCATCTTGAATATTATCTTGTTCTTCTTTTAGAATGGCTCTTGCAAGTTCTCCCACTTCTTCCATTAATTTTACATACTGAGTTTTCTTATCTCCTTTATCGTATAGACCTCTTGTTTGTGCCCATACTCTTATTGGATCGAATTCATTATTTAATTTTAAATCCAATGATTTGTTATATGTTTTAGCCAATACTGAAACATTATAAAATATTGGAGTTCCAATTAATGGTAATAACATTTTCTCATGTGGGAAATGTGAATTTGCATACCAGGTTTTTCCTTCCGCATCACCTTTGTGATATGTTATGGCACAACCATAGTCATTATAATACAATGTAATATTGTCATAATTCCAATTTGGTGCCAACTTTTGAATTTCTGAATTAAGTATAGTAGGTTTTTTATCACTTCTACTTCTTACTGTGTGTTTAATTGATAACATCATTTTTTGTTTTTTTTATATTATTAAATTGCAACGGGAGCCGTAATTACTTTGGAAGAAATATAATCTATTAATTCCAATTTGTTATTGGTATATGTATATGTTGGTAAATCGTGTATAGGTTGATTTAAATAGTCGTTAATCGCAACCAATTGATTTTTGTAGATATGTGCATCAATTATTCTTAGGCTGACGATATGAGCCTGTAAACCACATTTATCTGCAACATATAATAATAACCTTGAGAACAAACATATATCATAAGGTATACCCAAAAACATATCACCTGATCTTTGGGTAATTGATAAATTCAATTTCTTATTCTCCACATAAAATTGAAAGTTATGATAACATGGAGGTAATGCCATTTCATTTAATTGTGCAGGGTTCCAAAGTGATATGATATGTCTTCTTGAATTTGGATTTGTTTTAATTGAATTGATAACTTGTTCCAATTGATTAATACCTTGTCCATTAAAGTTTAACATTTGATAACCATATACGGGTCCAAGATAACCATATCCATCAGCCCATGCATCCCATATATGAATATTACGTTCTTGAAATCTTTTAATGTTTGTTTCCCCATTCATAAACCATTCAAATTCTGTTTCAAATATTCTTTGGTATATTTTTCTTCCTGTTATAATTGGAAATCGTTTTGATATATCCACTTCAATGTGTCTATCAAATAAAGAGTATGAACCTACTCCGGTTCTATCATCTCTATAAATTCCATTACTAATACACTTTTTTAATATCTTGCGATATGCCAACTCAAATTGATTTTTCATTCTTATTATTTTTATTGTAATTATCCAATCCTGCAATATATGCAACCGCATCTAACATTGTATCATCTTTAAGATTATAAGCCATTCTTGATACTTTTAATGCAACCATACACTTATAAAAGTCTTCAGTTGTGATTTCTTTATTACATAATTCACTTGCAACTTTTGCCGCCTTACCCATACTTTCATCTAATGGTCCATACTGTCTTTCTTTTTCTTCACTTCGTTGGTTAATGATTTCATCAGCCCTTACTAAGATACTTCTTTGTTTCATTTGTTTTTTTTTATTTAGTTAAATTATTTAATTGTTCAAGTTCAAGATAGGTAAATCCTTCACAATACGGTCCAATAGTATTGTCCCATTCATATTCAGTCAATCGATCTGAACCTTTAATGTATGATTTTTTCTTAAGATCCAGGATATCAATAACATCCCATTCTTGTAAAGTCGAGGTCTCCCCTGATAATAATACTCCCATGATTATTTGTTTTTTTATAAATATAGAGGAAATAAATAAAAGAGTAAAATTTCTCAAAATCTTTTTTTTATTTATTTAACTTTTCCTTCAAACCAACATATTTATTGTATATGGGGTCTTAACAGAGTTTCAATCCCCGACTTATATCAATGATGAGTTAAATGAAAGTTTAAAGTTCTATGTATTAAACGTTTGTTGTTTAAGTAGGGAATAAGATCCTGAGAGGTTCCAACAAATGAAAATATAGTATCAACAAAAGTGGATGAATGTTTTAGAGGTTAACAACATCCGACAAAGAAACTAGTAATTAGATTGATACTCCCTTAGGATATGGGGACATACAGTAGAGCACTGATATTACGAATTGATTTATAAAGTAATTGACTATTTGAAGAAGGTGAGTTTTCTTTGGATATAAAACCTCCCATACATATAGGATAAAAGAATATATGAAAATACTTTAAAAAAGATTTTTTGGT